CTCCTCGAAGTCGTCAGGCGTCAGCCCTACCGAAGCCAACTCTTGCGCCGTAGGCCGTGGCTTGTACAAAGCCAAAGCTACGGCTTTAAGTTTCCCAAGCGATCCCCTCGAATGCGCCGGTCATACTTCACCCACAGGAGCTGGTGCACCCCTGGGAACTTGGAACACAACACAGCAATGTTTTCATCACTGAATTCGTCCTCCAGGTCCCAACCATTCGCCACTTCACGAATGATCTCGACCATGCGCCGCATGCCTTTGTCCAGGCCTGCCGCCACGTCGGCCTCGTTGACGACCAGGCGCTCTCCGCCATCGTCTGTCTGAGCCTTCACCGTGGCTGCCGCATCAAGGGCGTGGTTCGCATCATCAGCAGCACGCCGCACCGCTACGGGGTGCCAATCACGCAGCGTCTGGCCGATACAGATAAAGCCCACCTCGACGGGACTACCCGACAGGTCCTGTACTTCGACTTCCAGCGGGAAGTTCGCTGGCGCTCCCGCCAACTTAGTAAGTTTTGCCATAGCGTTCTGGAGGATTCGGCTTAGGGACGGAACTTGGCATAGCGGGTGATTTCACCCTGCAGGGCCAGCGACACTTGGTTGACCATCTCTTGATCTTTGGTGGTGGTCGGGGACTTGTTGAAGAACAACTGCCCCGGGTAGTAAAGCGCCGCACCGCCCTTCAGCACCAGGCGGACAACTTGAATATCCCCGCTTTCGTGTGCCTCCACCATCGCCTCGAATGCGGGGCTGTCAGGTGCATACGAGATGGTGAAATTCAAGCGTTCAGGGTTCGTGCCCGTGAACATCTCGAAATCCTTCTCGTAATCGAGATAGCTGGTTGTCACCGACTTGGCATCGCCGCCGGCCGTCTCAAAAGTCGGCACCTTCGGAATAGCCGTCCACGATGTGATCAGAAGCGACTGGCCCGCGCCGTCACCTTCCGGATAGCGGTCTTCATTGGTCGAATTCAGGCCAGGCAAGGTGAAGGTATCGGCCTCGACAGCGCCAACACGCACCACTGCGTTGTCAATCTTCGACCAGCCGGGAGTCTCAAGCAGCAAGATGCTGCCAGGCGCATAGCCGTGACCAGTTGCAGAAACAACCGCAGGCTTGGCATTGCTGATGTCGGTGATTTCCTTGGCAGCGGCATAGGCCACGGCCAAGGAGACTTTTGCGCCATTGGGCAAAGGAATGGATGCCATACAGGGTCCCCAATAAAAAAGCCCGCGTTAAGCGGGCAATAAAAAAGCGCCTCGATGGCGCCGACGAAATGAAAGCTCAGGACCAGATGACCCAGGTCTGCTGCGCTCCATGCAAACTCGTTTCCGAGTCATATGCGGTGGAATGTGCAGCTGCTGGTGCACAGCTGATCTCTTCCAGATCGCGCAGCACCGGATCAAACAAATCACGCAGTGCAGCGGCTTCCTTTGGAGTGGATGCCCAGACATTAATCTGCACCCGAGCGTTACGCGGGCCGGCCTGGTTGTCGAGGTACGTTGTGTCTCGCCCGCCAGTCTGCTGCCAGGTGATATAGGGGGCTACAGCCTCATGAGGGGCGACCGTTGGGTAAACACTGCCGCACACACTTTTGAGTGCAGCTATCAGCGCTTCTTCCATCACGCCCCCTTACGCATTGCATCCAGCAGTACTTCTCGGCTTATCTCCAACGCTTGCACCCGCGTCCTGTCAAACGCGAAACCGATGAAGTCATTGGCAGGAACTCGCGGCGTGCCACGCAGAACCATAAAGCCGTAAGGCGCCTTGTCCTTGTTGAAGCTGACGTGATAGGTGGCCGTGTCGTGGCTACTGTTCGATTTCGAATAGACCTGGTAGATGCTATCGCGCAGATTACCTGGCTTATACGGGCCGTACTTCCGGCCGCCGATGTTGAACACGTGGTCTTGCTCCGATACTGGAGCCGCTAACTTCGCCGCTACATAGAACTCTTCAGCACCCGCCTGGGCAGCCTCACGGACCGCACTGGCTGAAGCTTTGACAAGCCGGTCGAGCCCCGCTCCAGCAGCATCTAGATTCAGCTTCAAATCGAACATTCAGGTCACCTTCTTGCAGACCAGGTCAAGGTACACCCGGCCTGAGCCAGGCAGGACCGCCTCGATGTCATAGGTAGCACCGCCCACCATCTTCAGCAACCGCATTCCCTCAACGACATCCGCGCGCCAATAGATGCGCACGCTGACACGAACCACAGAAACATCCGCATTTGCCTTGATGGTTGCACTACCCGATTGAGAAAGAAAGTTAGCCCATACCTGGGCAACCTCCACCCAGCTACCAGGGACTGGCGTCCCCCAGGAGTCTTCGCTTCCACCCTTACGCTGCAGCGAGATTGGCTCGTCGAGCTTGCCGGACTGCATATCAGACCCCCTTACGACGCAGAGGCCTCAGACATGCACGCGCCCCTGTTGGAAGTTGCGTGGCGATAGTGCCTGTCACTGTCTCTTCACGGTTCACATAAAGATCGCCCAAAATTAACAGGATGCCCGCACGCACCATGTCATCGACCACCATCGGTTGAGGGCCTGCATCGCCGGCCTCCAGGGCGGCATTCAGCGCAGCCTTGTCGGGGTACACAGCCCGGTCCAGGTACACCACGGCCATCAGCGTGGCTGCATTCAGCTTCAGTTGAATGTCTGAGTCTTCAAGATCATGGGTCACTCGAAGATGCCGTTTCGCCTGATCCAACGTCACTAGCATCTGCGACATGGTCACCCCTCCGCGCCCGCAGCAAGCTGGTCGGGATCTGGAGCCTCAGGAGCGGCTGACTTTTCACCCGGAGGCGCCGTCGCATCAACCTGCGCCTGAGCCACCTTCTGCTGTGTTTCGGCAGGCGCAGCAGGCTTTTGCTCTGCTGGCTTGTCCTTGGGCTGCCGCGTGTTGCGCCCAGGAGATGCGGGCTTGGTCTCCGCCGGGCCAACCATGCCCAAACGCCGGTAATCGGCGAGCGTGGGACCATCCACACCGGCAGGCAGGGGATCGCCGCGGCGCAAGCGGCTGCCACCGCGCAGAAACGGCTTTGTCACAATGAAATCGCTCATATCAATTCCTGATTGGTGAAAACAAAGGGACCGGCACAGGGCCGGTCTTTGGCGGGAGCCTTACAGCGATCAGGACAGAGCGCCGGAAACCAGTGCCTGTGGGCGCTCGACGGTGAGCGCGAGGCGTTCTTCACAGAGGACCGCCACCATGTTCTCGATGAAGAAGTTCGCGTGCTGTTCTGCGATGCGAACCGTGACCTGTTCGCGGTCGTAGATCGTGGCGGCAAAGGCACTGCCAGCCAAGAAGTCCCCCACGTCGAGCGAATGGCTCTCGACCACGCGCTTGCCCCAGATGCGCGGAGATGCACCATCCGTGGGGGTGCCGAAGATGTAAGCCCCGTCGTTGGTCTTCATCATCTGGATGATGGCCCAGTCTTCCAGGCTCAGCGCGGCAAAGGTGGCTGGGTAGCCAGCGCGTGCAACTTGCAGAAAGGACCAGCGCAGGTAGTCAATCGCCGTATGTGCTGGCGCACCTTGTGCAACGGCCGGCATGCTCGCCTTGTTGAAGGCGGTTGCCTGCGGCACCAGTCCCAGCAGGTTGTTGCCAGTACCGTCACCAAAAAGCAGTTGTTCATCTTTCTTGAGCAACAGGCCATAACGCAGACGGCTGTCGATGAAGCCTGCCAGCTGCGGAGCGTCTGCCAACACCTGGCGGCTCGCAGGAAGCCAGTGGGCCAGCGTCTTGACCGCAGTGTTCTTCGCCTCGAAGGTCAGCGTGGACTGGTTCTTGGCAGCACCTTCGCCCGCCTGCGGGCCCGCGTTGTTGGTGAACAGCTTTTCCTGCACCCACTCCACAGAGTTGGAGGCGATGGAGATGCTGTTGAACAGGTCACTCACCATGAAGGGAAGCTCGGGACCTGTGACGATCCCTGCCACGCGGTGCGGCTGAATCAAGGCACCAGCCGAGGCAGCAGCGCTGGTGACGGGGTCCACGGCTTTGGCCTGCAACGGACCATCCACGGTGGCCAGCACCAGGTTGCCTCCGCTGTAGCTCTTGAGCTGATCGCAGGCGGCAGCAGCTTGGCCAATGGACTTGCGCTGCTGAGTGCCGCCCATGAGGTTGGCCGCCTTCTTCGCCAGCTCGCTCACTTCAGCGTTGACTCTTTCCAGGGCCTTCTCGCACTTGTCGACCTTCCCTACAGCGTCCTGGAATGCAGCCTTGGTGGTTGCGTCCACCGCACCTGACTTCATTTCTTCTTGCAGTTTGCCGACCCGGCCGTCCAGTTCGGAGTGCGCTTTCTTCACCTCGTCCACGGTCTGCTTGGCAGCCTTTGCCGTTTCGGTCAGCTGTTCGAACATCTTTTTGATGTCGCCACCGACTTCTCCGGTCAGTGCCACAGGCATGCCACCAGCTGCTGCCAGGGCCGCCAAGGCATCGGGCGACACCAGCGGCACGCCCAACAGGTTGGCAACGGCCATCACAGCCAGGATGGCCAGCAGGCCAATGGTCAGATGCTTGCGAGTAATTTGCTTCGCAGTGAATTGCATGTCTTCAACTCCAGGTTAGTTCGCGCGTGAGGTTTTGGAAAGCGTCTGCCAGCGTCTCGCTGGCCAGGCCACCATCTCGGTGGCCCAGCGACTTGAAGCCGCCAGCAGCCAAGGACTTCGCCTCGCGCTGGCTGTATCCGAGGCCACGCAGCTGCGCCTCGAAATCGCGGATATTTGTTGCAGCCTTGACGGTCTCCACCAAGGCATCGGGGTTCATGCCGAAAGGCACCAGGGAGAATTCCCACAACTCGGCTGCGCCGATCTCGCGCACCCAGCGGCCGTCGCGTTCCTCGTAGGTCGCGCCGCCCTCCAGGATGTCGAAGCCGACCGAGAGACCGTCCAGCACGCGGGCCTTCATCAGCTCGTACGCATCGCGCACATAGCTGACGCCCAGGGCCAGCTGGCCCTCGACGCGCAGGCCGTGGCCGTCCTGGGTGCACTTGGCCTTGCCGGCCAGCTGCTTGAGGTTGTGGTGCATAGCGATGCGCACCATGCCGTCGCTGGTGGTCTTCATCGACTTGAAGGCGCCAGGCAGCAGCACGTCCTGGCCCAGGTCCACGTTGTTGAACACCGCCGCGTAGCCGGTAAACGTGCCGTCTGCTTTGGCTTCCTTGATTTCAATGGGAGCAATCAGGCGATCCATTTAGGTGCCTCCTTTGTCTTGTGTGTACAGATCCCGCACCAGGTCAACCGGCGCCATGTTCAGCGGCGCGTACAGATCGTCGCCCCCGTCCATGCGCGGAAGGTTCTCGCGGTCCCTGATCTCGTTGGCGGTGATGGCCGATGCCTGGCGCAGCTTCAGGTACTGGTCCGCACGCGCGGAGCTGTCGCCGCGCAGCAGGTTGCTGACATCGAACTCGAAGTACATGCCGGCGGAACGCTCCTCTCGCTCCAGCAAGCAGCTATTGAGGGCTGCCTCGATCCGACTGAGGTAGGCCAGCAGCGTGTAGTCCAGGAAGTGCTTGTTGGCCTGCTCGGTGTTGTTGTAGCTGGCCTTGTCCGTCTCCATCAGCATGTGCAGGGGCACGCGGTAGATGCGCGCCACCTCTGCGATCTGCAGCTTGCGGGATTCGATGAACTGGGCTTCGTTGTTGGGCGTGCTGATTGGCTGGTACTCTGTCTCACCATCCAGCACCGGCAGTTCCCCCTTGGCTCGGCTGTCACCGAGGTACTTGGCGAAGCCTTCACGAATCTGTTCACGCGACTTCTCGCCAAACTCAGCTTTGGTTTTCAGAATGCCCTGAGGCCGGCCACCGCTCCCAAAGAACTCGGCCGCGTACTTTTCCATGGCCACACTGAGCGCTAGGCTGTTGCTGTGCAGCTGGTGGGGCGCGAACCCCTCCAGATCCCCCACACCGCCGAAGCCCCGCACCGGCAGCACGTCGCGTCGCGTCAGCGGCCGGGAACGGCCGTGGCGGTCGGTCAGGTGGTACACGATGGAGCCATCGCCCAGGACCTCGGGCCGCACCCGGCTTTTGTGCACGGGTTGGATCTCGACGATCCGGCCCGTGCTATTGAACCGGGTCACTGGGTTGTAGGCCTGGCCCATGGTGGCCAGGCTGACCACCATGGCCTCTTTCCACTCAGGAGCCGTCATGTAGTCACAAGGCTGCCAGCGCACCAGCGCGTACCGGGGGTCGTCCTTGGCGCGCTCACGCCCCTGTGCAGTGGTGCGGTACAGGTGAAGCGGCAAGGTGCCCACCGTTTCAGCAATCAGCCGAATGGCTGACCAGGCGGTGGTGATCTGCAGCTGGGTCTTCTCGTTGACATTGACTCGCGCCCAGGTGGAGCCCACCCCCAGCACCTGCCATCCCTCGGGGCTGACAAGACTGAGATCGGTGCCCTTGAGCGCCCACGATGCCGCCTGCAACAGGCCACGGCGGATGATGTTCATGTCGTCGCTTCCTATGCGAAGGATTCCCAAAAGGCTTTCGTCTTCTGAGCGCGGTTTTCTGGTTCCGCCAACGCCATGGCACGACCGAGGGCCATCAGCATGGCGATGGCACCGTCAATCTTGTCTTCGTCGCGGTTCTTGGTCGGGCTTTTCAGCTCGTTGTATTTGCTGGTCAGCACCACCAAGTTGCCAACCATCCAGCTCATGACAGGGTTGCCGTCATGCTTGAGCTTTCCGGCAAGGACCAGGGCGAATACTTCCTGCAGTGGTTCGGTGAAGAACACACTTCGCTGCGGGATCTCGACCATTGGCAGGCCGTCATCCAACTGCTTGCGCGCCCAATAGCTGGACAGCTTGGGGTCGTATGCCACCTCACGCAGGTCATGCATGGACCTGTCTTCTTTCAGATCCTTGGAAATCTCATCGAAATCGGTCAGATTGCCCGGGTTGACCTTGACGTACCCCTCATCAACCCAGCCCTGCAGTTGCGCAGTCTTGCTCTCCTGCACTGCCGTCTCGTTGTAGTACAGACGTGTGCACACGTACCAGGTATCACTGCGGCGGAAGACTTTGATGTTCGCGGCGAAGTCGTGCTTCTCCGCCAAGTCCACGCCTGCATAGCACTCTTCGTCTTTGAACTGCTCGGCAGACAAGGATCGGTCGGCACAGGCGTGCCACTTCTCCATGTCCATCCAATTCGTCCCGGCATTTGTCCAGACGTTCAGGTGCTTGGTCAGGAAGTTGCCTCGGCTGCTGGGCGTTGCCAGCGCCTTGGTCTTCGAGGCTTCCAGCTTGTCCAGCTTGGCACTGATGCCCAGGTTCGGATTCGCTTTTCGCCAGACAGTCGGGTCTTTCCAATCGTCGCCTTCGTCAATGGTGTAGATCACACCGAACCACGTTTCATCCACGTGGGTGCCTTCCAGCACCTTGATCGTGTAGCTGCGCAGCTCGAAGCAAATACCGCCCGTGTCCTTGCCGGCCGTGGTGATGGCCGAGATAAGGGGCTGACTGCGTGCGCCGTCTGCCGACTCGATCACGTCCCACAGGTCGCGCTTCTTGTGCGCGTGCACTTCATCGACGGCAGCGCCGTGGACGTTCAGCCCGTCCTGCGTGCTGGCTTCCGCGTTCAGGATCTTGAAGCTGCTGGCCGTGCTGGGGCACGTGATGTCGTGGCGGCCGACCGTGACGCCGAAGCGGTCGCGGAACTCACTATCCCGCAGGACCATTTCCCGAGCAGTGTCGAACACCTCACGGGCCTGTTCACCAGTGGTGGCGGCGCTGTAAACCTGGGCGCCTGGCTCATCATCTGCAAATGCCAGGTACAAGCATCGGCCAGCTGCCCGCGTGCTCTTGGCATTCTTGCGGGCAACCTCTTCATAGCTGCGGCGAAAGCGCCGCAGGCCAGTGGTCTGGTGCACCCAACCGAACAGGTTGAACTCGCAGAAGATCTGCCAGTCCTCCAGCCGGATCTTGGCGTACCGGACCATGCCGTCTTCGTAGATCGGCTTGGCCCACTCACCCTTGATGTGGCATAGCAGCTCTTGAAACTGGCATGCACGGCCACCGGCCTGCACGTCAATGAAATAAGGGAAGTCGGGTTGCCCCTGCCGCTCAAGGTCATTGAGGAAGCGCTTGCACGCCAACCTCTCATATTTGCCCGCAACTTCCTCCCCAGCCAGGACGCGCCGGGCGTAGGCCTTGGCGCGCTCGAAGTATTCGGCGCGGGGTCGGGACATAGTTGGTCAGTTGCTAAAAGTCGGAGAAACCTCGCGGGGCAGATGGGGCGGCAGCAGGCGCAGCCGGGGAAGGCGTTTCCTTTCCGCCATCCCCCTCGAACAGTTGCAGCTGGGCGCGGATTGCGGTCTGGACGTTGGCCTGCTCCGAAGGGCTCAGGCCGAACTTGGCAAGCAGCGTCAGCATCATCTGGCGCTCGCTTTTCAGGATCTGGTAGCGAGGGTGTTGCATGGGCAATCCGTTGGGACTGACCACCTCGAATGCTTCCATCGGGTCTTTACCCTGGGATCGAAACAGGTTCTGCCTGGCGCGCATTGAGTGGCGCAGGTCTTTGACATCCGAGACCGTCTCGCACAGTTCCTCGAACAGGTCGCTGTGCACAACGGAAATCAGGTTGTAGCGCAGCAGTTCATTGCCGAGGCGCTTCCACACCTTGCGCGCTCCAGGGCTCAGCCCCTTCGGCACGGTTGGCATTCCTGCCTCGGGCCTGAATGTGCTGTCCAGGTTGACCGACATCGGGCGCTTGCCCCGGTTCCCCTCCAACACTTTCAGCTCCACCGGCTTGGCGGCAGGTCCTCTTTTTCCCATCTTCACCTCCTACGGGGTACCCCCCACCCCCCCGAAACCTGCGCACGCAAAAAATCGGGGAACCGGTCGGTTTCCGCCGAACTCGATCTGAACTTTCGACCTCCCCCCTCCCCCTGCCCCTGCCGACCGGGCGACCTCGGCCCGGCCGGCTCGGCTCCGGTCAGGCGCTCAGCCCTCCCGGTACCCGGCCCATGCCCGCTTGATGCCTCGCAAGCGCTCGCGCTCGGTCTTGGCATCGTGGCAGTCGTGGCACAGGCCCTGCAGGTTGTCGGGGTCGTTGGTGCCGCCTTCCTCCAATGGAATGGTGTGGTCCAAGACATCCCACAACCTCACCTCACCCAGTCGCTGGCACTCAACGCACAGAGGCTTCTCACGCTTCCGATCCTCACGCAGGCGCTGGAGTGCACGGCCGGACAGGCGCTTGACTGGCGGTGGTCGATTGCGAGCCCAGGCTTTCTTCGGATGCTTCGGACACCGGCCCGTGCCATCTCTGACCAGCACGCCACAGCCCGGGTGCGAACATGGGCGCGGGGCAGCAGATGGCACGGCGTGTCCTTTCGATTGGTGGCGGTTGCGTGCCGCCGATGCGCATTGCGCGCACCCGCTTAGGTGTTGACCAACTGCCGGCCGGTCGGCCAACAAAGCAAAAGCCCCGCGCAGTGGTGGTCTGGCGGGGCTCTCTGGCTTACTGCGGGTGGTTGCGGACACCAACAGCAAGTTGCCTGAAATGTAGCGGAAGTCTCCAAGGTGTAAAACTCCCCGGCGGCTACGGTTCGCCATCCAAGCGGGCGGATGCGCGCTGCAGCTGCGCATCCTTGGCGTCCCGCTTCGCCTGCAGATAGGCGTCGATCACGCGGTCTGCCTGGTCAAGCTGCACGTAGATGGTGCTGGGCTGCCTGCGCATGTGCCGGGCCGTGCCGGTCACGCCCAGGTCTTTGACGTAGACGCACATCAGCGTCACGTGCAGGTGGCCGTGGCCCAGTCGCATTGCCTCTACCGCCTGGTCCGTTTCTTCCGCCTCCAGGTGCAGCACCGGGATGGTCGCCTCCCTGCTACCCCGGCTCACCTCGCCGGCACTCTCCATCCAGTTAGCCAGCATGTTGCGGCTGGCAAAGCCCAGCCCATGGCCATCCTGGCGGGCACGCCACATGGCCCAGTTCTCAAGCCGCTGCTTGATGTGTGGCAGTCGTGCCATGCCTCAACCCTCCGCCTTGGTGGGCTCGGCAACAATGCACACGTGTGCACAGCCGAACTGCACCAGCCCCTGCGCTGCCACCGCAGCCACCGGGTGGGTCGATGCAAACGGCGTCCCCACCACGCGGCCACCCTCCATCGCCCAAAAGCAGTTGGCCTGGCCGCGAATCCCCAGCCGCACCAGCCGGTACACATCATTGCCAAACTGCGCCGCCTTGTTCTGAATGCTGCGGTATGTCAGGGGCATGACCGTTTTAATCATCTGCAGCACCTCACCCTCATTCACTGCCGCCCCAACTTCTTTGTTCACTTGTTCACCTTGTTCAGTTATCTAGTAGAGAGGGATACGCAAGGCTTCCGCACCCGCGCGCTTGTGCCCGGGTGCGCCCACCTACGCACATCCGGGGCTTTGGGGTGAACAGGCTTTGAGTGAGCAATGCAGCGGCTTCAACCCCCAAAAATTGGGGATTGGTAGATCCACAGGGCTCTAGGCCGAAGCCTGAACAGCCTGAACAACTGAACAGATTCAGCTCATGGGCGCGTGGCAGGCCATCCCCGCCACTGCACCGCAGGCCGGGCGCACCATCGCCCTGGCCACTGCATGGACGCGAATCACGCCTCCAGCCATGCAGGCGGTGCAGCGCGTTTCCGGCACTGCATCCTTTGTTGTGGGTTGGGGGTTAGAACGGCGCATCGTCACCACCCCACGGATCTGGCGGCGGCAGATCCTCAGCCGGGGGCGCCTCATCCTCCGCTTGACCAGGCTGCGCCTCATCCTGGCGGGTCCATCCCGCATCCTCGGCCTCCACCGCAGGCGGCCACACCGCTGGCCGGAAGTACACGCCGGACTCCAGCTGGCCCGCAACACGCTGGCGGCCCTTGAACTCCCAGCCATTACTCTCCAGCCAAGCCTCCACCTGGCCCTTGAGGACGGCCGTGGCCTTGCCAATGTCTACGCCGAGCGCCTTGATCAGCCAGTTCACTGGCACCCGGTCCGCATCCACATTGATGTGCACCGCCTGCAGGCTGGCCTCCCGCGTCAGCAGCTTGAACAGCTCGCCATCCACTGCAGACTCCTGCAGCCGGCTCTCCTGCATTGGCACAAACAGGCGATTCTCTTCCTCGACCGTCGGGGTGTACTGCTGCTCACCCTGCTTGAACAACGCATAGGCCTCAGCCATCAGCTGGCCGCGCACACGCTCCAGCCACTCGGTCTTGATCACGTGGCGCACAGGCACTGGCCAAAAGCGCCGATTGCCCGTGCGGTCCCGCAGGTAACGCTTGTCGTTGGTGGACCCCACCAACACGCACTGGCGGGGAAAGGGCTGGGCCTTGGCGCCATACGACACCCGGTAGCTGTCCACCTTCGAGGACACAAAGGCCTTGATGTCGTTCACGTCCGACCGGGAAAAGCTCGATAGCTCCCCCAGCTCGTACACCCACTTGCCCCGCACCTGCTCGTAGGCTTCCTTGCCACGGCTCAGGTCAAACTTGGTGTCGCTGTACCAATCGGTATTGACGGCCAGCACCTCCACCATGGTGGACTTGCGCAGGCCGCCCTTGCCCTCCAGCACTGGGCAATAGTCGAACTTGCACCCGGGCTTCATCACCCGCCACACCATGCCCATGACCCAGTAGCGGCCCACCAGGGTCAGATACTCGGCCATAGGCTTCGACAAGGTATCAGGCGTCTCACCCAGCACGTGCATCAGCCATTTGTCCAGGCGGGGCACCTTGTCCCAAACCTGGGCATCCAGCCATTCCCGCACAGGGTGAAACCGCAGGCGATAGGCCGTGGTGGCCAGGCCCTGCTCGATGTTCTGCGTGGGCACGTCGCCCACCCCGTATTCATCGTTCAGGTAGCGGCCTAGCAGCAGCACGCTGTCCTCGCCCACATCGCCCGCGTGGCCGTGCTCCCAGGGCCAGGCCTTGCGCACCTGGGCATCCTTGGTCAGCTCATTGAAGGCCACGCAGCCAATCAGCTTCGGGTCGTTCTCCAGCGCGGCCGACACCAGGCTGCGGCGCAGATCCCACCGCCGCTTTTTCCGGTCGTAGAACTGCCACAGCCAATCCATATCGTCCACGGGCTCGCCGTCAGCGTCAGCCGAAGCTGCGCCGCCGCTCTCTGTGCCAACGGGGGGAAGGGGTTTTTTTGCCTTCGGCGGGCCGCCAGCTGCAGGGACCGCGTCGGCTTCGGCATCAGCCTGCACGTCTGTCAGTGGCTGCGCCTGGCCGAAGAAGGCAAGCACCTGTTCACCCGCCCACCCGTCCACTTGGATCGCGTCCTTGCAGTCCCAGCCGCTTTCCTTTTCGCCCGGCTTCGGAATGGGCAACAAGCTCACAGTGGCGCCGTGGGTATCACGCAGCAAAGCGCTAATGCCCAGCATCGCCCTCATGCCTGGCTGCTTTTCCTCGGGCAGCAGGGGCTTTGTCAGCTGCAGCGCCTCCTTGGCCCCCTCATCATCTTTCACCTGCTCGCGCTCGGCCTTGGTCAACGGCACCCGCTGCGCATCGCAGTCGGGCCACAGCAGAACGGTGCAGCCTGCAAGCCATGACCAATCTGCCTTCTGCCATGCCTTGCTACCGCCGGGCCAGCTCACCACGCAATAGATGCCAGGGGCATAGTCATCCAGCAGCCGCTGCAGCACATCGGCTTTGACCTCACCCTCCACCAACACCACAGTGCGGCCGTTGGGCAAGGCGAATCCAGGAAGATAAAGCGGGCGCGGTTCGTCCCACTGCTTCCAATGCCATTTGGCAGCACCATCCTCTGCGCTCTTGCAGTACGTGTAGGGCAGCGTGTCTTTCCCACCGTCGCTGGTACGGAAGCGCACCACATACCCATGCAGGTCGCTGCCCAGGCGGTACTCCGCCGTGTGCATCAGATCCGTGGGCAAGCGCGTGAAGTGGTTGAATGTCGGCGGCGGCGCATAGGTCGGTACTGGCCGCAAGGTCGACCATTCCTCTTTCACCCGCACCTTTGGCGCAGGCGCTGGCCGTGGATTGGCCTGTGGCTGCACGGGCTTGCCTGCAGCGGTCTTCACCAACCCGGCCACACTCTCCAGGCCATGCTCACGCGCCAGCTGCACCGCAGCCTTTGCCATGGTCAAGTCGTGGATCTTGGCGTACAGGCTCAGCAAGTCACCGCCAACATCGTCGGCTTCACCTGCAAAGTCCGACCACTCACCCGTGGTCAGATTCACGCTGCAGCTGCTTCCGGCTTCCCCGGCCAAGCTGCCACACTTCCATTCATGCCCCTCGCGCCGTCCACCAGGCAGCCACCGGGGCACCAGCGTGTCCGCCATGGGCAGCAACGCATCGGCCAGTGCTTTGTATTTGATCGGCGGCAGTTCTTCCCGGTGCTGGGTCATACAGCACCTCCTGCGCGCACGTTAAAGACCATTGCCACGCCAGCGTCCGCAACACCGGCAGCGTGTTGAATACCCATCTACTATCCCCAAGCACGGGCCAAAGCCGCAAAACCAACATCACCCATCGCGTCATTTGCTGCGGCCTGCCCCACCACGGGCAAACCAAACTCAGCAACCGGGCGGGTGCACCAGGGCACACGACGCGTGCGTGCAATGCACACACGGTCGTAGCGCTTCATGTTCTTCAGGGTCTGCATCACCAAGCCCTCGGGCAGGTTGGCGTGCGCGGCCAGCTCTTTCAGGATGGGCGCACGCTCAGGCGTGGCCAGATCCCGCACCGCCTGCAGCAGCGCCTTGCTCACATCACCGGCGGGCCGCATTACTGCACCTCCAGGCCGGCAGCGCGATCTACGTTGCGGATCAGGCGGCACAGCAGCGTGACTTCCGCCATGGCCTGGGCTTTCACAGCCTGGGCTTCCGCTGGCGTTATCTTCTTGTCATCGGTGACCTTCATCACCAAGGCAGTAAGCACCCCACCTTCCACGTGCGTCTGCATGGCCTTTTCACGAATGGCCGTTGCCTCGCAGGCCCAGCCACCAGCAGGCGGCGGGGGCAGCTCCACCACAACCAGGCCGTGGGCGTTGTTCAGGATGTGGAGCCACTGGCGGGCGGAAGGCTCGCGCATCTCCAGCATCCATTCGGTCAGCAGTTCCAGGATCTCCAGGTTCACCCACTCGCCATCCACGCCTCGCAGACGGGAACGCAAGGTCTCGGGGTGCATGGAACGACCGCGGCGCTGGGTCAGGAAAGCTGCTGCGGCAACAACACCGCCCGGCGCATTGCGCACGGTGTTGTAGAGCGAATCACGCCAGTCAGTGGGCGAAAGCGGGCAAGTCATGGGCGGTCCCCTTGAATCAGAAAAATTTCAGGCTTTCGCCCCAGGCCATGGCGCAGGACACTGCCGCCATGCACAAAAAGAAAGCCCATCACCACCAGCCACGCAAGCTGCGCACACCTGCCCGCGTGGGCAGCACCTTTGCGATGGAGGACGGAGACAGAACCCCCGGCGGCGTGGCCGATATAGGGGTGGTGCGGGGTGGAAAGGCTCTGACCGCTCACTGCATGCCCTCGGCAGCAGCTGCTTCCATGGCGGAAGTGGGAGCCGTGTCTTTCAGCAGCGCTTCCAAGCTGACTGCACCGCCCGTGAAGTCGCGCACACGCAATAGATACGGGCGCGGCACGCCTGCATCTGCCATCTGAGTGATGCGCGCCTTCCCTACCCCCAAATGACGCGCCAGGGCTACAGAACGCCCGCGCTCACCCTTCAGCCATGTTTTTAGATCGGTCATAGGGGCGCAGTTTAGCCCAAACGAAACCGAAGGTAAAGCGAGCGCGAAACCTTGAAAGTTTATGCTGTGCTAAACATGAACGACGCACACCGCAAAGCCCGTTTAAACCACCTGATTGCCGCCGACTACGGGCGTCCGGCGGACTTCGTGCTGGCCACGGGCATCAGCAAAGCAAGGGTCAGCCAGATGGCTGGGCCTGATGAACCAT